AAATCAATAAAAGGTATAGCCGCATACAGTCACAAAAACAATCGCTTATATATCAATGAGAAATTGACAGATGAAAGCTTTTTGAATGAAATGCTAAAAGACGGGTATTTTGTCGCGGAGAACAAGCTTGATGTATTGTGGCATGAAATGTTCCATAAGAAACATTGGGATTTTGTGTTGACAAACGGTGGAGAAAGTAATAAAATGAACATAGAATCAGAGTTGCGGAAATACGTAAAGGAACAACAAAGACTTGATTATTCTTATGTGTCAAATACTGTTAGTCGAAATGCAAAAGATGGATTGAAAAGAGAGGGCAACAGACAATTAAATGAATTAATTGCGGAAGTGCTGTTACAAGAGAAAAAGGGAATTGTAAAAGATAAGCGGTTATTGGAATTGGTAAAGAGGTGTGTAAAATGATGAGGCTTATAACAGAATATGATTTGAAGATGAGTAAAGAGTTGGACAAATGGGAAGAGTATCCCGACGGAGAATGCCACTTACGAGAAGATGCACCTGAAGAAGTAAAAAAGTATTACGAGAAGTTACGAAAAGAATATAGTATGTTTGATTAAAGCAAAAAACACTAATGAGTATGTTTTTATTACAACAAAGGGAGTATAGGCAATGGATAATTTTAAAGTTATTTATAAAATACTTAAAGTCCTTGAAAGTGCAATGGATTGTGATGAAGTTGATAGGTCTTTGCTAAAGGCAGAAAATTTCAAGATAACAGAAAATCGATTTGAGAATATTATCAGAATGCTTGCCAAAGAAGAATATATAACCGGAGTAATCATAGTTGATATGATAGGAATACAGGGAATCAAATTCGATGATGTCCGAATAACATTAAAAGGACTTGAATATCTTAGCGAAAATTCTTTGATGAAAAAAGCGGCAAATTTAGCTAAAAGCATTAAAGAAACAATTCCCGGTATATAAATTAAATATACATTAAGCACGTCTTAGGGCGTGCTTTTTTGATACGAAAAAGGAGAGTGGAACAAGTGAATATACGAGGTTTACCGCCTTAGCACCTATGAAACGGTGCTTTTTTTATACTCTTTTTTCAAGTGTTGCAGAGAATAAAGAACAATGCTTTTTTACAGGAACGCACCTGAATAAAAAATTATGGAGGAGAAATAAGAATGGAATGGTTAAAGGCAATATTGGAAAAGGCGAAGATTGAGGACGGCAAGTTGGATATTGACGGAGTGATGTCGACTGTAAACTCTGAATTTCCGAAGTATGCAGTACCGAAAAATGTTTTCAATGACAAAGTTACGGAGCTTAAAACGGCGAATAAAACCATTGAGGACCTTAAACAATCAAATGCCGACAACGCGGAATTGCAGAACAAAATCAAAGAGTATGAAAGCGAGATTGAAACGCTTAAAACAGATGCGTTGAACACCGCAAAGACATACGCATTAAAGGAACAGCTTTCAAAAGCCGGTGTAACCGATGCCGACTATCTTATTTACAAGCAAGGCGGAATTGACAAGTTTACATTCGACAAAGACGGCAAGCCTGTCGGTGTGGACGATATTCTTAAACCGCTTAGGGAGGATAAGACGTACTCACACCTTTTTGCCGAAAAAGGAGGAGCATATACACCAAAAGGCGGAAGCGGAAGTTCAGACGTAAATCCTTGGGCAAAGGAAACATTCAATCTTACCAAACAGGGAGAAATTTATAAAAACGACCCTGCTAAAGCAAAAGTATTAATGCAAGAGGCAGGAATGACAGGAGGAATTTAATATGGGAACAACTTTATCAGATATTATCGTACCGGAACTGTTTAATCCGTACGTTATTCAAAAGACACTTGAAAAATCGGCACTTGTACAAAGCGGTATAGTGCAGAATGACGCAGAATTTGACAAGCTTGCGTCACAGGCAAGTCCGCTTGTAAATATGCCGTTTTTCTCTGACCTAACAGGTGAATCGGAAACGGTTATCGAGGGCGATGACCTTACCGCCGATAAAATCAGCAGTAAGAAAGACGTTGCGGTAATTTTAAGACGTGCAAAAATGTGGAGTGCAACAGACCTTTCCGCCGCAATGTCGGGTGCTGACCCTATGGCGGCGATTGCAAGTCTTGTATCTGACTTTTGGGTGAGAGATTTACAAAAGGAACTTATCGCAGTGCTTAAAGGTATCTTCGGCACAATTCCGGCAGTCTCCGACGGTTCGCCTAAAGAGGCTGAAACAAGACTTGCGTCAAACATTCTTGATATGTCAAGCGCAAGCGGTAACGGTGCAAAATGGAGCGGAAGTGCTTTTATTGACGCACAACAGCTTTTAGGCGACAACAAAGCGGAACTTACCGCCGTTGTTATGCACAGTGCAGTTGAGGCGGCACTCAGAAAGCAAGACCTTATTGACGTAATTCAGCCGTCGGGGGCAAATCCGTTCAGTACATATATGGGTAAGAGAGTTATTATTGACGACGGCTGTCCTGTAACAGGTTCTGGTTCGAGTCAAGTATTTTCAACATATCTTTTCGGCAACGGTGCGATTGCTCTCGGCAACGGTACACCGGAAAAGTTTGTTGCGACCGAAACAGACAGAGATAAGAAAAAGGGCAGCGGTGTTGACTATCTTATCAATCGTAAGACGTATATTCTTCACCCACGCGGTATTAAGTTTACGGACGCCGATGTCGCAAATACGGAAGGTCCTACGCGTACGGAACTTGCTAATGCAACAAACTGGACACCTGTATATGACCCTAAGCAGATTAGAATTGTCGAAATGCGTCACAAGATTTGATGAGGTGACTTATGGACGAGTATATAACTGTTTTTACGGATATGTACGGCATAAGCGAAGATGACAGAGGAAAAGCCGAAAGGTGTATTGAAAGCACAATCGAATATATCAAGAATTATTGCCACATTGACAGTATTCCCGATGATTTAAAGCATACCGTTATACTTATGGCGGCGGACTTGTTCCGCTATGATGTATCGGCATCGTCGGGACAATATGACAATGTAACGTCAATCAAAGAGGGCGATGTTACCGTATCGTACGGCAGTAATTCAAGCAGTATGTCGAGCGTGTTTAAAGACTACAAAGCAAGGCTTGCACGTTTCAGAAAGTTGGTGTGGTGATGAATATGGTAAGAGAGGCGATTGAAAGACTGTATAAAGGCTTATGTTCTGTCAAAGTGAAAGTTTCAAGCGTGAATGAGGAAACAGGAGAAACTGTATTTACCGAAAAGGCTGTTTTAACGGAACAGCCTTGCCGACTTTCGTTTCAAAGCCGAAATTCGGCGGCAAAGGACGATGGATACAGCACCATATCGCAATCGGTTGTGCTTTTTATTGCGCCGGAGGTTGAAATACAGTCGGGCAGTAAAATAACCGTTACACAAAACGGAAAAACAACTGACTATTGCCGTAGCGGTGAAAGTGCGGTTTATACATCACACCAAGAAATTGCACTGGAATTATTCGAGGATTATGCGTAATGAATGAGATTGATTTTTCACAGCTTGAGAAATTACAAAAGCAAATGGAAAGTGTGGATTACACCAAAGCTTGTGCATCGGCTATGAATGTAATTTCACAGAGGGCATTAAAATACATCAGTAACGTAACAAAACCCGGACATTACAAGAACGGTAAAACGGGCGGTACACTGAAAAAGAGTTGGCAAGCAGAAAGAACAACTGTAAGCGGAAGTACGGTAAAAGGCGGAATATATACCGCACTTGAATATGCTCCTTATGTGGAGTTAGGACACCGTACAAGGCTCGGAAAGGGTACGTCCCCGAAGTACAAGCCTAAGAAAAACGGCAAAAAGTGGGTTGAGGGTAAAAAGTATCTTAACACCGTAGTACCGAAAGTCGAAAGGGATGCACCTAAAATACTTATGCAGAAAATGGAGGAAGTATTGAAATGACATCAAAAATAAAAAATGCAGTGACGAAAGCTATTCATAACC